CTGTTTTCGCCATCGTCCGCCCCGTTCCCACCCTGGAGCAGCTGCAGCGTGGCTGCATGCCTCTGCAAGGCAGCGTTAATGGGGGCGCCTATTCGTGCGTCTTCTGAGGGCTCCACAGGTTCCGGTGCTCCGAACCCTGCGGCCTCCAGCATCCGATCCTCCTTCTGCTGCCGCTTGAGAACCTTCGAGAACCGTACACCGAATAGATCCCTAGCTGCTCGATCCCGTGTAGTCAAGCGGGCCTCGATCGCGGCATCATAGGCCTTAACATCCTTACTCAATTCGATGGATGGCTTCACAGGTCCACCCCACGCGGCACGGGTCCACGCTCCGAACACATCGTACTGCAGCGGGTCCCGCCAGGACTCCAGGAGCCCGGGGGCCTGGATGCGATCCTGGAGGACCTCGGAGAGAAGCCAGTTCACGTAGACCGGATCACACACAGCCTCCCCGAAGTCCATGCGGAACATCGAGAGGTAGGCCTTGAATTCACCTATGGCTGCCTTCGAGGCGGAGTAATTGGACTGGAACTCTAGGGTGAGGATCTCCGGCGGGATCTCCAGGGCCCACGCCATGGCGTGCACCACTGCGGACTCGAACGCTGCATAGTTCACATTGGGCCGCTGCGTATTGAAGCTCTTGGGTTCCTCCCCATACTGCAGCTCATCGATCACGAGTCCAGGGTTCGCCTGGGTGATATTATACTCGCGGTTCTCTCCTGCCAGGCCGGTGGTTTCCACCCGGGTGGTCAGTGCGGCGCCCCCGGCCAGCGGCCGGCTGCCTAGGCGTTCCTCGTTCTTCTGAACGAACATAGCCAGCATCGCGTTCACCACAGCGGCCCGCAGCTCTGCGTCCCGGTAGCGGTCCAGTTCCTTGAGCGACTGCATCACAAGCGACAGCATGGGGGTTCCGCGAACCTGATCGGTACGCCGATCCGTTCCGTAGTAAAGCCACGCGAGCCGGCGGCCGGACCGGGCACCGACCGCCGCCATCCGCTTGGATCGGTTCGTTTTGGGATCCCTCACCCAGTAGGCGATCTGCCGCCCGCGCTCGTCCACCTCCACCCCGTTGAATATCCGCTCTGATTGCTGCTTGGCCACACCGATCGGGCTGCGAACTCGGGAGCCCTGGATCAGCTGGATGCGTGGGAGTCCGGTGCGCCCGTCATACCGCAGCACGATTAGGATGTCTCCCTCGATGAGGGCCTCCCGCCGGATCTCCCGCTGCAGTGCGGACAGTGTTCGCCGCTCCTCGAAGTCGCACAGCCGGGGCTCCTTCGCCCACACCTCGAAGCGGTTCTCCGTGTTCTCACTCCACTCCTCGGCCTGCTCTGCAGTCATCCCGGGGAGTAGCTCATCGTTCGGTTCCACATCGGGGGTCAAGCCGGTATTGATCTCATTTGTAACGAGCCGGCGGATCACGCCACGCGCGTACAGGTTCTCATTGAACAGCTGCGCGCTTCGTTCGCGGAGTGTCCAGTAGTCAAGTGCTCCGCTGCTCGTGGTGCCCCAGCCGCCTACGAACTTCTCCCCGGCCCACTTGCTAGAGCTGGAAGGACTGCCCCACCATGAGCCTGAACCGGAAGCCTCCATACTGAAGGACCGGGCCACCGCAAAAGGATCGAGGGCCATGCCCATTAGAAGGCCGGCAACGCTTGCTGGACGTTCCCGCCGGACAGCCGCGCCTGTAACATACAAAGCTCGTTCTGGAGTAGCGCCCGCTGCTTGATCAGGTCCACGAGGTTCTCCCGTGAAACCCGCTGCACCGTCTGCCCAGTGTCGAGCGAATAGCTCGTTACGGTGATATCACTCAGTGCCAGGATAGCCGCGGCAATCTGAGTGAGGATCGCCTGTGTGGTTACGATCTCAGCTTGTAGGGTGGTGACATCCATGCACGGAGCGTATCACATCTCTTCGGTGGGGTGGTAGCTGTAGGGGTTCGGCATCCACAGGTCCTGTGCATTCCGTTGCGGGGTCGCGTAGTTAAAGAATTCTGTGTAATCCATTTTTTCAAGCCCGAGTTCGTTCGTACAGGCATCATGGACCAGCATATCGAGCGCACACATATTATAGATTCGACAGTCCCAGGCATGGTTGGGCCGCTGCCCGATCTGCCTCCACACGTAGCCGCGCCGCTGCCTCGTTCGGGGGTCGATCATCTCCACTTTTTCCTCCCCCTCGTACTCCTCGAAGTAATCATCCGGCCGATCCTGCGGATAATTCGGATAGCCGCAGGGCTGCAGCTTGTCCCCGTCCCAATTGCTTTTGAGCCACCCGGATATTCGGTCCTTGTATAAGCTCGTGGCCACATTGAAGAACACATTCCCCGTGCTCGATGTGGACTCGCTGAACTCCTTCACCGATGCACGAACGATAGAGTCCTTCCGGCCCATCACAGGGAATACCCCATTTGAATAGTCCTGGCAGAACTGATAGACAGCATCCTGCTTTTTCTCCCACGCTGCATCGATCAGCGTGAGCTGGATCTTATACAGCCGGCCATCGTCCGCCACGAACTGGGTGTCCATGATCAGCTGGCGCAGTGGCTGCCAGGGTCCAGTGCTAGACATATCATCCGGGTCCCCCTCGAAGTGGAGCCAGTGAATCGAGTAGCTCTGTCGATCCTTGCACCATGCCAGGACCTCGACATCCAACCGGTTCCCGTGCACGTCCACCGCGCAGGTGAGCAGCACCACCGGGCCGCCTGTCTCCTGCACTGCGTAGCTGTTCGGTATCTCGCCCTCACTGTAGATTGCACGCCGATGCGTTCGGACTCGCTGCGCACTCGGGGACTCGCCCCGCTCTTCCCAGGGCAGACCGCGCTCCAGGTTATAGAATGCCTGCAGATCGTCCACGTTTTTCATCCGGTCCGCGTTCACGTCCCAGGCCTTGATCCATTTTTGAACCACACCCTCCCACGGATACATCCCGGGAGGGCTATAGAAGCTCGGAAGGTGGAAGCTAACTAGCCCCTTCTCCTGGCTCTCCGCATGGGGCCGCCACTCGCCACGCCCCAGGAACCAGGCCTTATCGTGGTTCCGGAACACCTCGAAGCAGTGCCGGCACCGGTAGCCCACGCTGTCCGAGATCAGTACACCGGCCTCTGTCACCTCGAACACGAAGCCGAATTTTTCCTTATCCTCCGTGACACCATGCCATTCAAGGTGCTGCATAGCGTTGCAGTGGACACAGGGGATGTAATAGTGCCGCTGGTCGCCCATCAAGAACAGCGGATTGATCAGGCTGGTCTGCATGATCAAAGGCGTGGATAGATAGAGGATCTTCCGGGTGTCGAAGAAGGTCACGGTTCGCTGTTCGCTGAGCGTGATCGGGCTACCCTCTGTTTTTCCCACACCTCCCAGGATCAGCGGCATCCCGTCCAGTTCATCGAGCACCATAAGCTTCGCCGCAGTGGATCGCAGCTTCCCCGGATTCTGGGCCCCCACAGCGAGCAGGAACCCGCCAGGGAACTGCTTGAGTGTCTTAGTGTCTCCGCTCCGCTTCGTGGAGTTCGGAGCTGCCAGCAGGTGTGACAGGCCGCTGTGATGGAGCATCGCATCCACTCGAAGCTCCACGCCTAGCTCGGTGAGCCCTTTATCGGCACTGACATAGATCATGCCGGCCGCCGCATGGTCCACCGTGTACCCGATGAAGTTCTCCAGGATCCCGGTGGTGGCGCCTACCTGGGCCGCTTTGCGAACCGCTACCTTCCGGGCCGGGTGACTCGTGGACAAGCAGTCCATGATCTCCACAAGGTAGGGGGTGTAGCTGTTATCCCAGCGGCCTGGTTTGTTAGTGAGGTCCGACGGAAGGTAGCGCTTCTTGGCCGCCCACTCCGACACGAGCATACGCAGGCGTTCGGTGGTGAGGCCTCCGAGTTGCTCCGCCATGTAGGTGGCATCACCGGGGTCCAGGTCTGCAGGTAGCTGGATGTTCACTCTAGTGTGTCCTTCAGGATGGTGTGGTGTAAGTCCCGGACCGCACCCGCCGCCGCTGCGATGCCGTGCAGTTCCTCGATGGCATCGGCCCGAGCACGCGCCACCGGATCCCCTGCGAACTCGACGCTCTGCTCTGCAAGACTCTCGATCACCATGGCTTGGATCGCTAGCTCTAGCTCCAGGCGTTCGATGTGTGGGGCTAGTTTGGCTTCGTAGGCTTCAACGGCCTTTTCCACAGATTCAATTCCGAGCTGCAGCAACAGTTCGGCATACTCCCGAAGCTCGTCCACGGTCATCTGCATAACCATCGCGCCTACGTCCTGCACCTCTCGCTGTTCCTCTTCGGTCACTCTCCCAGTTCCTCCAGTGCGCGAGCCATGCTCGATTTGCACTCTGTTAGTATGTTGCTGTTTTCATGCACGATCAT